TGGATAGCAGGAGCGACCATCTGGACGATGGAAACGTTGCTCACGATGTCACGCATGGCCCGAATCCTTCATAGTGGGCAGGAAGAGAGCCACGGCTGAAGGCCGCGGCGCGAAGCCGTCAGCTGGTGGCCATTTTCAACTTGCGCATCGCGCGCGACTGGACGACGCCCGCGCCCACCCTGCGGGTGGCGTGGATGCGGGTGACGCCCTCGGTGGCGCGGGAATACGGATTCACGAGAATGGACAGCGCGAGGCGGTCCACGATGCGATAGCCGGTCGCGAAGTCGCCGAAGATGATCGGGAATTCGCCGGATGCCACGTCGGGCATGTCCACCGCCTCCACCACGGGCCGGCCCAGAATGGTCTCCGGCACGTCGGCGGCATAGGAGGGCTGCCACAGGAAATTGCCCTGCCCATCCTTCAGCTTGCGGATCGTGGCGAGCGTGCTGCCGTTCATGAGCCAGGTGCCGCGCTGCCGGTAGGCCGCAGGCATGGCGTATATGAGTGTGATGAGGGAATCAGGGTAGAGGCTGGTGGGGTGGCCGTTGGCGGTGTAGCCAATGCCGGCGTCGCTCAGCAGGCCCATAGGCTGGAGCACGCCGTCACCCTCGATGAAAGCAAGGCCCTCCTTCTGGCCGAAGTCTTCGGCGAGGGCGAGGCGTACCTCGGCTTCCGCCGCGCCGGCGCTGTCCGCGAGGAGCTGGTTGGAGATGTCCACATAGGTGTTCACCTCTTTCACCACGATTTCGAGCTGGCCGAACGCGGGCTCCGATGCCTCGCTCGCCTGCGTCTCGCCTTTCCACTTGGCGCTCGTGATGCCGGTACGCTTGGGGTACTGCACCGAAAGTGATCCAGTGGAGCGGACGCTCGCGAGGGACCGTATGGGCGAAAACTCGACGAGGTCGCGGATGAATTCCGAGCTCATCTCGGCCGGTGCAAGATATCCGCCCTGCGGATCGGAGGACTCCACCAGCGTCTTGAGTTCATCGGCGGGCGTGCGGTCGCCGTGGCGGAGGTAGGCCGCGAAAACCTTGCGCTCGGCGCTCGGCTCGTCCTTCTTGTCGTTGCCGCCGGCAGGGCGGTTGAGTTTGGCCTCGATTTTGTCCAGACGCTCACCCAGCTTGTCGACGCCCTTCGTCTCCGGCTGGGGATCGGGCTTTCCGGCGGCCTCGAGCTTCTCAATGCGACCGATCACTTCGCCCTTGAAAGTCTCGAGCGCTGCCGTCACCACGGCAGACGGGTCGTCGTCATCGCCCTTGCGCTCGAGGGCGCCCAGCGGCGCCATGGCGTTGAGGAACATGAGAGCGCCCAGCGGCGCCGCCTTGTCGTAGAACATTAGGTCCTCGCTTTCATCGCCACAGCGGCGCGTTGAATGACTTCGGCGACGGCAAGCGCCGCCGCGGCCGACTTCGCACTCGTGACGCGGGCGCCCGGGTGCATCGGCACGGTGACCAGCGAGACCTCAAAGAGGTCGAGCGCCTTGATGGTCCTGCCGCCACCTGGCCGGGAGATGGCTTTCCTGGTCACGAAGCCAATGCTCAGACCGCGCACGGCGCCGGCCTTCACGAGGGCAAACACCTCGCGGGCGCGGGCCACGTCGTTGACGAGTAGTTTCCCTTCCACGTGAAATCCGTCCGCCTTCTCCGACGCGGCATCCCATGTGCCGATGGGGTCACTCATGTCGTGGCCAAAGAGCATCGGCAGGGGCAGCGCGGCCTTGGCGAAGGCGCCGGGCTCTATCACGTCGCCGATGCGATCGGGGGTGCCGAACTTCCACGCCAAGCCCCGGATGGTGCCGGCGTCGTCGGCCGCAATCTTCGTCTCGAAGAACAGGCGGTCCATCACGCCGCTCCTCCCGCGGGCCGGCCGCCATTCTGCTGCGGCGCCGCCGCGCCTGCCTGATTGCTGCCAGTGTTCGGATTGGCGAAGGCGTCGCCGCCGTCATAGGGGGCAAGGCCCTCCCACTGGCGCACCTCGTTCGCATTCACGACGCGGGCGGAAATCAGCGTGGAATAAGCCGTGGCGCGCGTGCCGAGGTCAGCGCGGGTCAGATCATCCCGCTCGAAATGCACCCGGTGCGTCGGGTACTCCTCATCGCTGAAGAGCACGAGGCGAAGGGCGCCTTCCAGCGCGCGAAGCCACGGCTCCAGCGTGTAGACGAGGAATTCGCGCCCCATCTGCTCACCATTCGACCATGTGGCGCGGGTCAGGTCGTACAGCATCTGCGGCGGCACGCGGAAGGCGCGGGCGATCTGGATAATCTGGAATCCAGTCAGCTCGATAAACTGACTATCCACCGACGACAGCACGAGCTGATGATAATCCGCGCCGTTGTCGAGAAAGGCCGTACCCTTCGTTTTCGAGCTGCTCAGCATCGCCACGAAGGCAGCCGCCGCGTTCTTCAGTGCCTCGGGAGTCATGCGCTCCTTGAACGACACCATGCCGGCAGGCCGTGCATCGCTGCTGAAGAGCTTGGCAGCGTGGCGCTCTAGGGTGATCGACAAGCCGATGCTTTCACGCGCGAGCGACACCGGAGAGCGGCCGAAGGGCGACCGCAAATGGATGATGTTCGCCGCGGGCTCCTCGCGCCCATTGAGGAAGTACCGATAGGCCCCGGTGCCGTCCTCATGGCGCTGCGCTGTCAGGCGGCCGGCATCGTAGGCTATGACCTCCACCGGCCGGCCGCCCACGCGATTGACCCAGGCGAGGCCGCCTTGGTCATAGATCAGCGCCGATGCCACGATGTCGCGGATGAACTCGAAGCCAGGAGTCCAGTCGTTTGACCTACCCCGCAGAAGGCCCAGAACAGCATGGTCTGGCACCTCCGCCTCGGCATCGGCTTCCCGGCGCATCACCTTGACGTCCAGCGTCGCGACCGCCTCGCTGATCGCCTGCACGGCGCATTTCACCGCCGGCACCTGGAGCGCCGTGCTCGGGCCGACTTTCACGCCAGCCGCCGTGGGGGCCGCCGCGCCGAGCAGCGCCAGCAAGTCGGCATCGGGCGACGCCAACGATTTGCGCTCCGGCGCGAATAGATTGCGGGCCCACTTCAACATGCACGCGCCACGGCTGAGGTTTATTTCAGCCTAGCTGACGCCACGTCCAGCGCTTTAGCAACGGCCGGCGTTCATGAGCTTCTTTGACAGTTCATGCATATCACGGGACATCTATTTTGCCTTGACAATGACAGCAGCAACAAAAACGCCATCTAACCTTATGATATCACGTAAAAAACTCTATATTACGTCCATCGCGCGCGTACCACCCCCGCCGGTCCGGAGGAGAGAGGGGGAGAATCGGAAACCACCCCCCCCGCCTCTCGATCACGCGCCCTGGATCAGGGTGAGCCACGCGCCCGGCGGAATCCGGACCGCGTTGGTCAATGCGGCCCCATCGCGATCTTTTCGCCGCTCCACCGTCAAGAGACCTGCCTTTCTGGCCTCCTCGATGGTGCGTTGCGCCGCAGCCAAACTGCTGCGCGACAGGATGCCAAGCTCCCGGTTGGAGAGCAGACAGACGCTATGCTCACGGACCTGAGCGGCGACGGCTTGAAGGACCCGGCATTTAAGGGGCGTGAAGCTTCCCCGAACCATGGGTGGCAGAAGGTCGATTTCCGGTGCCCCCTTCAATGAGGCGCGCGACCGCAGGCTGCGAGTCAGATCCTCATTAAAGTCCGCCACGTCATCGACGCGAATGTTCCGGCGGCGCATCACCGCCTGAACCGCCACCAGAACCTCTTCCGTACTGTACACGCTCATCGTCGCGCTCCTCTATGCGCGGCCGACCGTAGCGGCCCTCCTGCCTCGGGGGCCGCATTGCCCCCCCTGTCACCACTCCCCCTGAAGGCCCTTTCTTTCTTTTTAAGTCCTTCTTGGGGTTTGAATTTTTGGTTGAGCCCTCCCCTCTCAGCGAACGCCGTATCCAGCTCAACCAAGCCGGCGAGACAATGCGAACGACGTTGGACAGATGCTTGTCCCCGGGCCGCGGGCGACGCTGAACGACGACGAGGCCACGCTCGACGAACAGCCGCAGTGCGGCCTGGACCGAGCTCCGCGAGCATCGCGCCTTGGCGGCCAACTTCGCGATCGAATAGTCACAGGCACCGCTCGCCTTCACCGCCTCGGCGAGGACGGCGAGGACAGCGCGCTGGCACTCGGTGTAGGGGGCCACGATGTCGAGCGGGGCGAAGTCGCGACGCAAGCTGAGACGCCGGCGTTCACGCTTCGCCTTGTCCCGGTCCGGCGGGCACTGCCGCCTCCGGGGCGGGAAGATGCTAGACCTTGGTCCAGCGCCACCCGTCCTCGGATTACCGAGGGCGGGCCTGCGCGGAAAACGGCCGTCGATGGCGGCATGCAGCGCTTCCCAAGCCCCCTCCATAAGAAGGCCGTGGCCCATCAGATCGTTGACGCTCGCACGCAACCGCTCCGCCTCGGCGGGCGTGCGGATGCCCTGGATGCGATCAAGGAGTGTGGCGATGTCGGAATCGCCCATCATCCGACGGGCACTCACCTGCGCATTTCCGAGGTGGAACCGAAGGCCGCGCTTCGGCGCTCTTCCTGCCACTGGTCCAGCTCGGTCTTGGCGTAGACGATGCGCCTGCCGAACTTGCAAAAGCGCGGACCGCCGCCCTGAGGCGGGCGCGTTCGCCAGCAGTCCATCG